CGCGGCAATCTACGAGGAACACTCGTCCGAAGGCGTGGAGAAGCTGACGCGGCGGCTCTACGACGAGACGCAGGACAAGTGGGACGCGATCAAGAAATGGCAGTGCCGCCGCATCGCCCAGACCGAGGCGATGAACTCGATGAACGTGGCGGGCCTTTCCGCAGCCGAGGCTCTCGGCATACCCTACGAAAAGACATGGTCTATCAGCGGCATCAACACCCGCGAGAGCCACGAGGCGGTGGACGGCATCACGCTCCCCCAGGGCGGCCTCTTTTCCGTCGGCGGCCACCCTATGGAGAGGCCTATGGACGACCGCTACGGAGCACCCGCCAGCGAAGTAATCAACTGCGCCTGCACGCTTATCTATCTTCCGGCGGACAACGGCATCACAGAGATTTAGACCCCGCCAAATCGCCCGAAAACGGGCAAGAAACGGCTATTGCTTTCTACTATTAGTCAAAACGCAGGTCTTACCGCCTGCGTTTTTTATACTTGCAAAAAGCAGTCAAGCCATGCCCGAAATCAAGATTGAAAAAAAGAGCGTCGTCTGCCGCGAGATCAAGGTCTCGCGTGATGAAAAGCACCTCTATATCGAGGCTTACGGCGCATACTTCGGCAACGTGGATTCCTACGGGGATGTCATCAATGCCGGAGCCTTCGCCAAGTTCCTTGCCAGCGAGGACGCGAAGCGCGTCAAGCTATGCTGGCAGCACAACTTCGACGACGTGCTGGGCGTGATCACCGACATCGGCGAGGATGAGCGTGGTCTGTGGTTTAAGGCCACGCTCTCCAATACCACGCTCGGCAGGGATGCCGCCACCCTCATCGAGGACGGCGCACTCAATGAATTTTCCATCGGCTACTCGACGCGGGAAGCCGAATACCCCTCCGAGGACGAGCAACGCGCCACGGGCGTGTACCGCTACCTCAAGGAGATTTACCTCTACGAAATCAGCCTCGTCACACGCGCAGCAAACCCTATGGCAACGCTGACCGGGAGCGAGCGGAAAAACGAAAACAATAACCAAAACTCCAACAACATGGACGAAGAACTCAAGAAGCAGCTCGAAGCGATGCAGGCTGAACAGAAGCGGCTCGCCGACGAGAACGACCGCCTCAAGAAAGAAATCGACGAGGCGAAGAAAGAAAAGTCCGACATCGCGGCGATGAAGGACACCCTCTCCAAGAACGAGGAAGCGATCAACAACCTCGACGAATCCATCAAGCAGATGAACGAGGCGATCAAGGGCCTCAACTCCAAGAAGCAGACCGCCGGCGAAGCCCTCTGCGAAGCCATCAAGTCTGACGAGTTCAAGAACCTCGTCAAAGACGTGGTTGACGGCAAGCGGGCCAGCGGTCGCATGGAGGTCAAGCTGGACACCAGCGCGATGACCGGCACCGTCATCCGTTCCATCACCGACAACACGATCTACGCAGATGCGCAGAAGAAACGCGTGTTCCTCGACAGCATCCGCAAGAAGGACGTGCCGCAGGACAAGAGCGTCATCGTCTGGGTGGAGGGTAGCTTCACGGACAACACCAACTACGTCGGCGAAGGTTCCGAGGTGGCATCCGCAGACGGTGCATCGGCCAGCGAAGTGACCCGTGGCCTCGCCAAGATCGGCGCAAAGCTCCCGTTCACCCGCGAGACCGCAACCGACCTCGGCTACTTCCTCAACTGGGTGCGCGAGGAGGCCATCACCGCCATCCGCAACAAGGTTGACACCGAAATCCTCTCCGGCCAGGGTGCCGACACCAACAGCACCACCAAGAAGAAGATTTACGGCATCCTCGGCCAGGGCTCGACGGCCTTCAACGCCACGACCGCCGGCTGCGCGGGCAAGTTCACCGCCCCCGCCCTCTGGCAGCTTATCGACGCCATCGACGCGCAGATCAGTCTCGGCACCAACGATGCTTTCGTCGCCGACACGATCTATATGCACCCGTCGGACTTCGCCATCTACAAGAACATGAAGGATGCCAACGGTCGCCTGCTGTTCGAGTACAACAACGGCGGCTTCTACTCGTTCCTCGGCAAGCGCGTGGTCACCACGAGCAAGATGACCGCAGGTTCCCTGCTGGTCGCCGACACGGGCATCTGGGATCTCTACGAGAAGCTGGGCTTCGAGATCGAGATCGAGCGCGTCGCCAAGACTGACAGCTACGTCATGTACCTGCGCTGGCGCGGCCAGCTCGTCACGCCGAGCAACAAGAAGAAGGGCGCGATCTACGTGGCCAGCATCGCCACGGCTCTCGCGGCCATCACGAAGGGGTCCGGTTCCGGCTCTGCCTCCGGCAGCGGCGCAGCCTAAACCACAATGAGCGGACGCAAGACCATACAACGGAAAGCGGAGCGACCGTCTTACGAGAACAAGGCGGTCGTTCCTGCCGCGTCCGTGAAGGTGCGCGTCATCAAGTCGCACGACGGACTGGAGCGGGGCGAGATCATCGTCCGGCCCTACGAAGTCGCCAAGACCATGCAAGACCTCGGCTACTGGAAAATCATCTAAGCTATGCGCATTACCAACGTCAAAGAAAGCAGCATCATCACGCTCGACCGGCTGAAAGCCTACGCCAATATCGTGGACGGCAGCCGTGACGACGAACTGCACACTATCCTCCGGGCGGCGGCCCTGCGTGTCGCACAGTATGCTGACGTGGCCCTGCTGGAATGCACGGTTATCGACGAGGCTACGGAGGAGGCGCAGCTATGGATGCCCCCCGTGGGCGAGGTCACAAGCGTGGTTGATGCCGTGACGGGCGAGGACGTGTCCGACCGCTGCACGCGAATCGGGAAAATCCTCGTTCTGCCCGTCGATACGGTCTGCACGGTGACGTACACCGTCGTACCCGACGAGGCTACCGTCCAGGAGTATGCGCCGCTGGTGTGGGAGATGGCCGTCGCCATGTGGGACGGCAACACCGAGGAAGAAAGCAAAGTCTATCGCAGAATCCCCGCTGGCTATGTTGTTCACTAATCAAAGAGGCATCCATGCGCGTGCGCTGAGCGAGACCGTCCGGCTTGTCCGTCGTGACATCAAGGAGGACGACTATGGCGTGCAGAGCGCGGGCGAGGACGTGTGTCTTGGCCCGTTCCCTGCGAGCGTGCAGATGCTCTCGGCGATGGTCAAGATGAACCACTACCAGACCGCCGAGATAGAAGCCTACGAGGTGCGCCTGCGCTATGTGCCGGGCCGCTTTGAGAAGATTATCTGGCGCGATGCGGAACTCAGCGTGGACAGCATCGAGGACGAGGGGATGCGTGGCCGGTGGCTGCGCGTCTATTGCAGCAGGAGGGCGAAGGTATGACCGAAGGCTTGTATATCGACCCGCAGAGCATGAAGGCCCTCGGCATCAACTTCAAGCGATTCCGCGAACACGTCCTGCGGTCTGCGCACGACGGGCTTGTGTCCTTCGGTATGCAGATCGTGGCGAAGGCGAAAGACCTGCTGCAAGCCAACGACAGCATCGCTTCGGGCCTGCTGCGCAACAGCGGCAGGACGGTGGAGCAACCCGACGGCACGGTGGACGCTGGATTCTACGCCAACTATGCCGAGTTTGTCGAGTACGGACGCAAGGCGGGCGGGATGCCTCCCGTGGACGACCTTTACCAATGGGTCAAGCGGAAGCACCGCCGGAGCAAGAAGAACTCCGCGCTGAAGGCGGCGGCAGCGTTCAGCGGCAAGAACGAAGACCATCTTGCACGAAGCGCGGCGTGGGCCATAGCCGTGTGGATCAAGAAGCACGGCACGCAGGCCCATCCGTTCCTCAAGCCCGCCTACGAGCAGTTCCGCTGGCGCATTAACCGCTACATGGAAGCGCAGGTCGATAAGGCCGTCGAACAATTCAAACCGAAGCAGTAACTATGGCAGCGAAATCAGCAGAAGCACAACTCCGAAAGGCCGTCCTCGCAGCCCTCAAAGCGGCGGGCCTTCCCGTCAGCAAGGACGTGCGGGTGTTCCCCCGCGTGGAACTGACGGACGTGCAGGAGAGCGGCGCAATCGACAAGGGCGAGGACGTGCGCGAACTCGGCTTCGTGGTCGAGGCGATCAGCCTCTCCGCCTACGAGGAAGCCGCCACCCTCAGCGATACCGCAGAGACCGCGCTCGTAGGGCAGGACACCGTCACGATGCCGAACTTCACGGCGGTGGACATCTACAAGGAACTCGGCACCGAGATCGTCGAGGTCGGCGATGCCGACATCCTCGTCATACGGCGCAGGACGCAGTACCGCGCCAATGTAAGCAGAAAATAACAAACCAAAAACGATACAACAATGGCAGTAAAAAGTGGCAACAAACACCGCGTGTACCTCACTACCGGCAGCGGCAGCGGGGCAAGCGATACGTGGATTGCCGGGGAGCAGTCCAACACCGTAGATTTCAGCAACAACGCCATCGACGCCAGCGACAAGTCCACCGAGTGGGATCAGTTCATCTCCGGCAATAAGAACTGGACGGCGAGCGCGACCTTCAACCTTGATAGCAGCGCGAGCAACGGGCAGAAAACCCTGCTCCAGTCGCTCGTCAGCGGCGCGAAGGTAAAGGTCTTTATCGGCGAGGTCAGCAACTCCGCACGCAGCGAAGGAACGGCTGGCGAAGCCATCATCACGGCTATCTCGCAGACTGCCGAGCGCAACGGCATCCTCTCGCGTCAGGTCACGTTCCAGGGCACGGGTGCCCCGACGATTGTCTATCCGTCGTAAGCTATGGTGAACCCACGGCAGAAAATCACGATACAAGGCGAGGGGGTGGAGTTACTGATCACCCCCTCCATGTATAAGGCCGCGCTGACGCAGGGTATGAACCTCACGCTGACGGACGGCGCGGATGCCGCCGAAGTGTGGGATATGTACGTCAAGCACGTCTATCTCGCATATCGCAACGCGCTGGACGTGGCGGCCTACGACGGCGCGGAGCCGCCCCGCCGGATGCTGACGTTGGGGGACTTCCAGACGTGGGCGGCAGGCGAAGGCAAGAGCCGCTTCGTCGAACTGATGAACGCAATCGTGTACCTGCGCACGGGCAAGACGGTGGCCGAGTTGACCGCCGAGAACGCAGGTAAAAAAAAACCGAAATCCCGCGTGACGTTCCGTTCCTGGTTGCGTGGGAACCGATCCGCGACTGGCTCATAGGCTGGTGCGGCAAAACGGAGCGTGAGGCCGAGACGACGGGGTGGGTAGAACTGCGGGCCTTGCAGAAGGGAAAGGAGCAGGAGCGGCACGACGCATGGGCGCGGGCGCGGATGATAGCGCACTGGGTGTACCTCTCGATACCGACGGGGAAGGGGGGGCACAAGGAGACAGATCCGCGCAGGTTCTACCACCTGCCGGGCGACGAGGAAGAACTGGGGGAGCCGACGGTGGTACACCTCACGGAGAACGACATCAAAGAACTGAATAGAATCAAGGGACTGATACGATGAGCCTTCTCGGAAATATATGGGTCAAGCTGGGCTTGAAGTCCGACGACTTCAACCGGGGGATTGACAACGCCGAAAAGAAAACCAAGACCTTCGGCGAGACGATGCGCGGCATCGCCACGAAGGTTACGGCGGTCATTGCGGGCTTGCGTATGCTGGGAAGCACACTCAAGACCATAACGGGCTTTGAGGCCAGCGTGTCGAAACTCGCCGCCGTCCTCGGAACGACTGCCGACAAGCTGGGGCGGATGACGGATTCTGCCATTGAACTGGGCCGCAAGACGCAGTACACCGCCAGCGAGGTCGTGCAACTCCAGACGGAACTCGCCAAGCTGGGCTTCGCCGAGCCGGACATCCTCGCAATGCAAGAGAGCGTCTTGAAGTTTGCGGCGGCGGTAGGAACCGACCTGCCGAGCGCAGCAGCACGGGCGGGCGCAACGATGCGAGGTTTCGACCTTACCGCGCAAGAGGCAACGGATATGATGAACGTAATGGCCGTCTCCACATCGAAGTCGGCTTTGTCGTTCAATTATCTGGATAGCACCCTCGGCAAACTCGTTCCCGTAGCCAAGTCCTTCGGCCTCAACACCGAGGGAACTATCGCGCTGCTGGGTACGCTTGCCAACGCTGGCATCGACGCAGGAAGCGCAGGCACGGCCCTGCGTAACATCATGCTCAAGCTGGCCGATAGCAGCAGCGACCTCAACAAGCAACTCGGCGGCCAGCCCAAGACGACCGAAGATCTCATCAAGGCTTTTGAAAGACTGAGGGAGAAGGAAATCGGACTCGACGAGGCGGCCAAGTTGGTGGACGTGCGCAGCGCGTCAATGTTCCTCACGCTGGTAAACGGAGCGGATAACGTCAAGGAACTATACGCGGAACTCGGCAACGCCAACGGTGCGCTCGATGCGATGTACGAGACCATGACGCACAACGTGCAAGGCGCGGTCAAGGAAGTACAATCCGCGTGGGAAGGTTTCATACTCAGCTTGCGCGGTTCGACGGGCATCCTTTACACCGTCCTTACCAACGTCCGTGACCTTATCAACGAACTCAATTACGCCCTATTCCAAAGCGCGAAGGAAAGCACCCAAACCAGCGCATATTACGACAAACTGAGCAGGGCAATAGCCGAGACGGGGGACAAGGCCGCCGCGCTCGACATCGCGTATAAAAAGCTGCTGGGCGAGGCGCAGGCGAAGGTGTCCGACCTTGAAAGCAAGAGCGCACTCGGACGGCTGCTGAATCACGACTCGCTGGAAGAAGCCCGCGCCGAAGTGACGGGCCTGACAAACGCCTACAAGCAGTTGAAGGGAGAGATGAACGCCCCGCAAAAAAAGGGCGGCACGACACCCGTAACGACTGACGACACCGATCCGCTGGCCGCGCTGCTCGGCAATCTCGGCAAGGACAAGACGAAGGATAAGACCGACGCGCTTGCGCAGTTGAACGCCGAGGTGCGGGAGTATGCGCAGGAGGTCAAGGACGCATCGGAATATGACGCGGAAATGGCCGCCAGCGGCAATGCATGGCTTGAAGCCTTCCGCGAAAAGAACCCCATAATCGACGAGACGACGCAGGAACTTGTGGCCCTCGCCAACGCTACGGCGCAAGTCGTGGAGAAGGGCGAGAAAATGAAGCAGCAATGGAAGGACATCTGCGACGACATGGCCGACGCTCTGCGCGACGGCGTTATCTCGGCTTTTGATGAACTGGCCGAAGCACTCGGCACGGGGAATTGGGATACATCGGCGATGGTTAAGGCTTTGGTCGAACCGCTGGCAGACGCGGCAATATCTACGGGTTTGCTTGTTATGTCAACGGGCAAAGCACTCAAAGCACTCAAAGACGCGATGATTGACTTGTTTGGCGGCGGCCCTGCTGGGGCTATTATCGCAGGCGCGGCCCTCGTCGGAATCGGCGTAGCGGCAAAGGCGGGACTCGCCGCAATCGCATCGAGCGGAAGCAGCGGAAGCAGCGGCGGCGGTTACGACGGCTACTCGTATTCGGGTGGTTATGGCGTAACGATGCCGCAGGGCGCAGGGCAGATGGAGCTATCCGGCACGGTCACGGTAAAGGGCCAAGACCTGCAAATCGCCCTTGACAACTACAACCGCAACAAAGGGAGGTAACAATGGCCTACGGACTGCTGCTATACAAAGAGATTGAGACCCCGCTGGGAAGCCAGCGGGTTGAGATTTATAAGGACGGCTACTCCGGCACGGCTATCGAGATCGCGGGCTTGCACGCCGACGGCATAACGATAAGCAAGGACAGCCAAAGCCTCACGCAACCGATTACCACGTCCGTGCTGACGCTGCGGCTCAGCGACTGCAATGAACTGGACTACTCGCAGTTCTTCACGCCCAACGCCACGCTGTACAAAGTCGTCTGGAAAACTATCAACGGCACGACCACGACGACGCGGTGGACGGGCTTCATCACGCCGGACTCGTACTCCGAAAACCTCGCCTATCGGGACACCCTCACGCTGACGGCGCGGGACAATCTCGGCCGTTTGAATGATTATGACTTCGATTTGACGCAGGGGCAGATGCTCAGCGTCCGTGCGATACTGACGGCGGCAATGACGAAGGCGGGCGTGGCTATGGGCCTCACGTTCACGACGGCGAAGGTAGCGACCAGCCCCGCCACGACGCTTGCGGTGGACGGCCTCGTAAATACTACCCTGCTGCAAGGTATGACGTGGCACGCGGCGGTCGAACTGCTGCTCACGGGCTTGGGGCTGACGCTGGCGTGGAACGACGGCAACGCCTTTGAGGTGCGGGACATTACGCAAGCCCCAGCGAACAACCAAAGCGCGTTTTTCATCAATAAATCCGGCTTCCGGCAGATTCGCCCCGCGTGGAAAAACCTCACGCTGGCGCAAGACTACGGGCTGCGGAGCAACTTCTACGAGGGGCAGTTCACGAAAGACCAGTGCGGCGACCAGCCCACGTTCACAATCCCGTCGTCGTCGAAGTGGGACTACGGCGGCACTATTGCCCTGCTGAACCCGTACAAGGGTACCGCCTATCCCTACGAGACGATATATCTTCCTATACAGGGCGGTGACGGTATGTCAAACCGCATCGTTTACGCATTTGCGACAAAACAAATCGCGCAGCCTATAAAAATCAGCTTCAACGCTAACAATACTGCGTGGATTTGGCAAGACCCCGCCGACGCTTACGGCTTTGTCGGAATCAGCGACCGCAGCTTGCTTGCAACCAAGCAGAGCGGGCAGACTTACCAAATGACTCGCTATTATATCCGTTTCCGTATCAACGTCTTTTGCAACGTGGGCGGCACGACTTATATCTTGCGGGACAAGTGGCAGGTATATGACGAAACGACGATAGAACAGCCGTACCTATACTTCGTCATGCCTGCCGTCTTGGACGAGTACGGGCAGATAGTGGCAGAGGATCAAGACAACGAAGTTTCCATCTACCTCGGCCAGTTGCCGGGCGACGGCATGGTAAGCGTAGTCTTTTATACTCCCGTTGTCCAAACAAAGGAAGGTGGCGATCCGGCCCCTATTGCACTTGCCACCCTGACATCCTCATCTTTTACGACACCCTACGCAAAGATTACCAACTTGACGATGTCGGTAGACGACGGAATCGGCGGGCGGCAGATGCGTGTGGCGGTCAATCCCGACCACAATATGAAGGGCGACCTATCGGTGTCGCTGGGACAGGTGCCGACGGGCAAAGGGAACACGCTGCTATACCTCGGCGGCCTATTCTACAACGATACATACTACACGCCGCTGACGGCCTTCGCAAAGGCCCAAAACGGGACGAATTACGACCTCTTGGAACTTGTGGGTCGGGAATACATAACGTACCAGAACGCGGCTTATAACGCCCTTTCCGGCACGATGAAGGCCGCTTCCTTGTTTCGCTTCGACAAGGGCATCACGTTTGACGGGAACGCCTACCGAATCGTGGGCGCAAGCCTCGCAATCCTGAGCAATACGCTGAGCGTGCAGCTGCTCCAGCAGGAGGCGAGTTTCGACACGGCAGCCCACGCGATTGAAGCGGTGGACGAAGAAGGAAGCGCACGGCCAGCGACGACGACGGGAAGCATCGCGCAGGGCGCGGGCTTCGATTCGGAGATACTGCGCCACCTCTCTCTGCTGGTGCTGAACGAGGGGCAGTCGGACGAGGAGACGATCATGGTCTGCGACATCACGTTTGCCAGCGAGAAGAACATCATCGCGGGCGGCGTAGGCTCCGGCGGCGACACCCCCGGCGGCGGTGGCAGCATCGCAACCCTCGCGGACGTGACGCTGACGAACCTCGCGGGCGGCGACATCCTAAAGTACAACGCCACATCGTCCCATTGGGAAAACACCCCGCTTGTCCTCTCGGCCCTGGCTGACGTGTCGCTGGGGAATCCCGGAAACGGGCAAGCCCTTGTGTATAGCTCCACGCTCGGAAAGTGGGTGCCGGGGACGGTGGCGAGCGGCGCAACGGTAGTAAGCGCAGACGCTACGATCGGGACGAGCCTCACGACGCTGGGAACTGTTGACGGCACGCCCATCAAGGCCAAGATCGCGTCATACCTGCTGGAGTCGGACTTCACGGCAGCGAACATCGTCTCCACCCTCGGAAATACCGCAGTCAACCGTGCGGCGGCAGACGAGAGCGGGAACAACATAAAATCGACATACGCCGTCGGCCTTTACGTCTATCAGGGCAATCTCTACCTCAAGTCCAAGAGCAACGAACTGTTGTCGGGCTACGTTGACGGCTCGGACATCGTTTCCGTAATCGGTAACAATGCCGTAGCCCGTGCTTCGGCAGATGCCAGCGGCAACACGATCGCCTCGCAAACGTGGGTGGGGAATCAGGGCTATCTCACAAGTTCGGCTATCAGCGACATGGCCACGCAGACGTGGGTAGGGCAGCAGGGCTACGTCACTTCGTCAGACCTTTCCGGCTACGCCACGCAGACATGGGTGGGAAATAACTACTGGAGTTACAGCGAAGCTGACGAACGCTTCGCCCATGCGCTGCAGGTGTCCGGCACAAGCCTATTGCTCAAGTCGGCAGCCAGCAGCAGCAACACGCTGTCCACGATAACGGGCTCCGACCTCGTAACCGTCATAGCCAACAATGCCGTAGCGAGGGCAACGGGGGACGAAAGCGGAAACAACATCAAGTCAACCTACGCCGCAGGGTTGTACGTTTACCAAAACAACCTATACCTAAAGAGCAAGAGCAACGAACTGCTGACGGCCTATGTGGACGGCTCCGACCTTGTGACGGTTATAGGCACGAATGCAGTCGCACGGGCTACGGCAGACGCAAGCGGCAACGCCTTTGCTACGTCGTATCTCCGCAAGGACATCGACGATACGATGAGCGGGAACCTCACGATCGGCACCACCAGCGCGAAAAAGACGCTGACGATTCGCGGCACGACGGGCGAGGCCCTTATCATCTACGGCAACAGCTACTACACGGAACTGTACTGCACGTCCGGCGGCTTGCAAATCTCCAACGATACGAAGGTGTATGGCAACTTCGTGGCGACTGGAAACGTGACGGCAGGTTCCGCGTCCGACCGTAGGCTCAAGAAGGACATCCGTTCTATCACGCCTATCGAGGCCGCAGACTTGCTTATGGTACTTAACCCGGTAATCTATCAATGGAACGACAAAGCCGCGAAATTGGGCGGTTTAAGGGGCGTTGCGAGGGGATTCCTTGCAGACGAATATCTCGACTTACTTCCCAACGCGGGACGCAAGATATGGGGCGAATATGACGCAATCGACTACGAGCAAGTCATACCGTACCTCGTAGCCGGGTGGCAGCAGCAGCACCTGCGCATCCGTGCGCTGGAGGGCGAAATCGAAGAACTGAGAAGGAGGCTCAGGGAGCATGGCATACAGTAGCGGAGTAATCACGCGCCCCGTAGTGCTGACACCGAGCGGCGGGGACATCGGCAGCGCGATAGGGCGTTCGAGCGGCGACCTCGGAGACCTCATCACAAACGGGAATATCAACCCGTGGGCGAAATACAAGCCCGTGCGATACGCCACGCAGAAGGATACGGGCGAGAGTTGCGCGTCCGGCCAGTCCCCGGACTACTGGCAAGCCAGCGACGGTCAATGCGGCTTCTCGATCCCGACGAACACGAACACCAGCAGCGGCCCCGGCACATCGTCAAGCGCATGGTACAAGCTGCTGAACTCGCAACTCATGTGGACGTACCTGCGTCCCAACGGTGCGCTCGCATCGCAGCCCTTCCGTCAGGACGATTTCGATGGATACTGGCACGGTGCGCCGCAGCCTATCTCCGGCCCCACGTCCGACAGCATCATGCTGACAAGTGACGGGAAGCTGAAGGTGCAGATCGGCAGCAGCCGTGGCAGTTCCAGGAGCATCCAACTGTCCGACCTTTCTATCAATAACACCTCGCTGGACAACTGGTATGTCGGCGTGCTGGTGTACTATTCAAATAGCCAATACACCTTCAAGACGGGAGGCCGCGTCAGCGACGGGGACTTTGAAGTCGAATTTATGAACATGACGGCCTACGGCGGGCGCACAGCGCAGATCGTGCCGTTCCTCGCGTCGGGGCCACTGTCGCAGGGGGTCAGCAGTAACGTGACCATCATATCGTGCAACGTGGCTCCGGCGAGCGTGGCGATACGGGTTTACAGCACCGGCATCCGCGTGGATTTGTCTGCGCAATGGGCCGACCAGTTCCACATCCGCGTGGCCTATACCTGCAACCTTATCAACGACACGGCTTCCTCTATCACGGTGTATGACATAGCGATCAAGCTATGGCGCAGCGACCAGCAGTCGCCGCTGGACACCGACACCGTCGCGTCAGCAGCCGTATCGTCCGGCGGCAGCAACGCCCTGACGGGGATATTGTTCGAGGATGGCACGTACAGCAGCAGCGCAACATACTACGTCACCGTCGAGTCGCGCAACAGCGTGGCGACCGGGCAGGTTACAGTAGATGAATATAGACCGTAAACAACCACGACAAGATATGAAAAACAAAGACATCATCACATTGTGCAACGGCGGTTTCCTTGCCGCTACAGCACACAGCCTTCCGGCTGAACAGTTCTACAAGTGGCACAAGTTCCGGCGGGCTATCGACCGCGCCAACCGAGCTATCGGCATGGAGCAGGGGGCCTTGCTGAGCGAGTGCGGCATCGACGTGAGCAAGATCAAGGAGACCGAGCCGGAGGCGATGTCCCGCTTCGAAAAGGCCAACGGTGCCCTGCTCGACGAAGAATCGACTATCCGCGTCAAGTCCCGAATCCCCTTCGAACTGTATAAGGGGGTTTATGACGAAAACCGCACGGATAAGGGCGACATCTTCGCAAACTGCGAGGTGGAGGCCATTCTGCTTGACAACTTATTTACCGAGCCGGAGGAGGGCGAAGGAAATGAATAACTGCGAAAACTGCATTGAAGGGCGGCCGCGGATTGGCCGCTTGGCTGGCGTGACGCGCACGATGCGTCTGGCTATCTTCGAAGGCGAGGGCGTGCCGGAGGGTACGCCGCAAGACCTCACGGGCCTTACGGTCGTAGTGCGCGTGCTGCATGACGGGACGGACGACATCTATGTGCCGGACTTCGTCGTTGAGGGCACGGATAACAACGTAATCAAATTCGCATGGCCCGCCACACGTCAGGCCGTCGGAAACTACACGATTGACGTGACGCTGACGGACGGGAGCGACAACGTGAACCGCGTGGACTGGCACGGCCCCACGGGCATCCGTCTTGTGGAACATTCGTATCAGGTCTATGGGGACGACGCTACGGGCGCGGAGTCCAGTGAGGCCGTCGGGCTTGTCGGGTATTATACGACCAACGGCGTAGGCATGAGTGCCTTCGACGAATGGTGCGGCTCCGACGAATCGGCGGGCTATCCGCAGACGGTGGCGGGCTTCATGGAATACCTGCAGCAGCCAGCGACCGACGCGGCAGCTTCCGCTACGGCAACGATGACCGAAATCCAGAGCCGCGCTGACGAAGACCACCGCGTGGCCGTCGCAGACCACGGCACCGCCGGGAGCGACCACGCCCAAGCGGGGAACGACCATACCCGCGCCGAAGGAGACCACACGACTGCCGCCGACGACCACCGCATAGCTGCCGCCGACCATTCCACCGCCGGAGATGACCACACCCTTGCTGCGGCTGACCACGTTACCGCAGCGGCAGACCATGTGACGGCTGGCAACGATCACACACGCGCCGAGAGCGACCACGGAACTGCCGCCAGCGATCACACGCAAGCAGGGCAAGACCATACGCGGGCGAACACCGACCACGGCACGGCAGCTTCCGACCACACAACGGCTGGCTCAGACCATACGAGAGCGGAGAGCGACCACGGCATAGCAGCGGCAGACCATACGACTGCGGGCACCGACCACTCGACTGCGGCGGGCGACCATACGACGGCAGTTGCCGACCACGGCATCGCGGCGGCGGATCACACGCAAGCCGTGGCCGACCATGCCGTGATGAGCGGCTATGACACGCGGCTGACGAATGTCGAAACGGATGTTACTCAGTTGGGCCAAGAAGTCGACGAAAAGACCGTATCACTTATCACTCCGGATGCAACGTATAACAATGCGGGACTGCTTAAAGCGTCGGGGTTCACTATAACGACATCAGGTGCTGTCGTCAATGAATATAAGTTGCCCGAATCAGGCTTCATATATGCAAGCGGACGACAAGTAACGAATGATACAAGAACTGCGATAGCCTATTATGATGAAGGCGGTGAATTTCTGGGGAGCGAAAAAGATGGAGGCGTGTCCAGTGCGGTGAACTTTGTTCGATACAAATTGACTATACCTACCGGGGCGGTTACAGTGAGAGTCGTCGGTAGCGGGAATGCTCAATTACCAGAACTTTATGCCTTTGCCGGAGATATTGCCAGCGACGCTTACGACGCGGAGCAGGTGGTTGCAGGCGAGGAGGTTGAGATTGTCGACTTGTTAAAAGAGCAGCAGGAAACTGGTTACATCAACTCGAGTTCAAAGTGGGTAGGTAGCGGGAAATGTGTATTGATTGACTTGTCGGGTGTGCAAGAAGTACGGGTGGACACTGCCTATCTTGATGGGAACGGTATTATTGCTTTTCTACAGTCCGATACGATTGTTGCTGGCGAAACTGCCGTTTTCACGATAGCGGCTGCGTCAAGGATAACACTTACTGAATCAAGAAAGACATACATCTTTCGACGCCCGGGCGAAGCTCGTTTTCTGTACGTGCAGACGGCCAGTAGCACCGGAACCGATATTCGCTCACGATATGCTCAAGTGGGCTTGATTCGGCGCAAGCCCGTCAGTTTTACAGAGAGGACGATTACGCCGGAAATTGAAATCGGGGATATGTCCACTTCGGGGATGGATACGGTCGCAAGTTTCGATGGATATAAATACTGGAGGTCGAGCCGATATGCCAAAGTAGATTCGTCACTTGATACAATCAATATATCAGTACAAACCGATGGAGACGTAGTGCGGTTATACTACTATGATAGCCAATTTAACTTCATTAATTTCCACAATTTGTCGGTATCGGAATCTATGGTGGATTCCATTCCTGCCGGAACTCAATATATACGGTTCAGAGTATCCGATACGCAAGGTGCAGGTATCTCACGGCCCATTATATCGCTTTCTGGGTGTTTTGCGGAGGATTGGGACATCTTCTTAGAACGGCCTTCTACCGGGTCGATGTCCATCCTTGTCCCCGTCTTAATAAGTAGCCCGAACACTGATGATGCTGACACATCGACGCTGCAAGATGTCCAGACGTTGCTATCGGATACTGGAGTTCTGGCGTTGCCGGAGATGTATTCGACAGATGGTGAGCCGACTCGGTTGATTATTTATTGCCACGGAGCCGGAGTAAATTATGCCATTGGGACGGGGACGTTTCCCTCCACCGATCTCAAACCGGAGTATTGGCTTGCTGAGGGCTATGCGGTGATGGACGTAGAAGGCAATCCTTACAATGATGTAGACGAACACGTTTATATCCCTGCGGCTCGGCAGAGTTACATTGCTGCATACAATTATGTCATTCGCAAATATAATATCCGGAGGGATGGTATATTGCTTGGTGGTCGCAGTATGGGTGGAGGTATGTGCTTTGACCTGCTATGTTCGCCGATACCGATTATTGCTGCTTGCCCGGTAGTCCCCGCTATCAATACGATGTGGTGGTGGGAGTATATGAACGCATCGCGCCGTCAGTTTGTGGCGGAGAAAATGGGCTTTGTTGGAACTGCTCCGACGTGGACAACTGGCTCGCCAATGAGCGCAGACGAATGGCAATATCTGCAAGACAATTATGACAAGTTCATCAAGTATTCTCCCTTCTTCGCCGTAATGGCAGATACGCCCACAAAAGAAGAAATCTTTTCTATCGGAAACACGGCGGCTTCATCCGCCAATCAAACCGAGACTGAACTGTATGCGCATCGACACATAAAGGTGAAAGCACCGGTGAAGATGTTTGCCGTACTGGATGACTCCACGGTCAAGAATAGCAGGAACTGCGCTCTTGTTTATCGGATGCTTCTCAATGCAGGCCAGATCGCCGAGATGCGCTGGTTCCAAACGGGCGGTCACCATTATGAATTGGCAAGTCAAAACCTGTTATCGAGTTACACTACGCAATATGGAGAAACATTGGCTGATGTCCCGATTACTTATGTAGAGATGCTCGCTTTTTGGCGCAGATATGAGCAGGTAAACCCCTAACTGACTGAGATAATTATGACAACTCTCGCAGTAACGGCAGCCATCGCCAGCCTTGCGATTTTTGCGGGCTGGCTTGCCCTGTCGATTCACAAGTTCGGCTGGTTGGGTTCTTACTCGGCCTATGCCGCCAAGTGGACGGAGTTTTTGTACATCGACAGTACGACGCACGCATGGGGCATCGTGACAATGGTCGTGGCGTTTCTGCTGGTCTATCCTATGCTTGCTATGGGCGACGAAAGCCCGTTGCAGTTCCTCGGCTTTTTCGCCCCGGTGTACTTGGGTGTCGTAGCCCTCACGCCGGAGTGGGAGACGAAGCGCAGGCAGAAGATTGTCCACTTTGTCGGCACGGCACTTTGCGCCACGGCGACGGTGTTATGGCTCGTACTTGCGCTCCGGCTATGGTATTACCTTGCCATATCCTTCGTCGTGATGTGGACGGCTGCGTGGGTTACGAAGACCGTAAAAACGTCCTACGTCCTATGGCTGGAGTTGACATTATTTGCTGCCGTCTATGCGGCGATATTGACATAAATAAAACCGACTATGGAAGAACTGAACACCATGCCGATGTGGGTAAACGTATTCATCGGAATCGTGGCCGCCCTCGGCGGCTGGGAGGCTATCAAATACTTGCTCAGCCTGCGGGCGAACCGCCGCAAGGACAAGGCGCAGGCGAAGCAAGAGGAGGCGACCGCCGGGCAGCAGGACGCAGACCTGCGGCAGAAGGAACTCGACTTGCTGAACCAGATCGTAGAGACGACGAAGCAGCAGTACGGCGAACTGAAGCAACGGTACGATGAGCTGCTTGTCGAGCGCAAAGCTGACCGTCAGGAGATGGATATGCTGCGCAAGGAGGTGGCCGAATTGAAACTGGCCCTCGCCGAGCAAGAGCGCAAGACCAGCGGCTTGCAGCGTGCCTTTACGGAGAGCGAGACGCGGCGCATCGAAGCCGAGCGTTATTTCTGCGCTTTCGAAAGCTGCACGAAGCGGCAGCCGCCTTTCGGGACATACGTCAAGGACGGAGTGGACGGCGCGGCTGCGCCGCAGCCCGTGCGTGACGCGAAGGGACGGTTCACGAAAAAGGAGGGCTGAGCATGGCATCGTTTGACAAGTACGCCCCGAAGCTGAAACAATGGGAAGGGGGCTTCGGGAACCACCCCGCCGACACGGGGCGCGAGACGATGTGCGGCGTGACGCTTGCGACCTTCCGGCAGTATTTCGGAGCGGACAAGACGGTGGCCGACTTGCGGGCCATGACCGAAGCACAATGGCGCACGATCATGAAGGGCGGTTTTTGGGATCGTTGCTGGGCCGACCAGATACGCAACCAGAGCGTGGCGGAGCTTATCGTGGACTGGTGCGTCAATAGCGGCACGGGGATGCTCAAGCGCGTGCAGGCTATTGTTGGCGTAGCCCAAGACGGCATCATGGGGCCTAAGACGCTGGCGGCTATCAATGCGGCGCGGGCGCAGCTTCTGCACTTCAAGATCAAGGCGGCAAGGGCCGCGTACTACGAGAGCATCGTCCTTGGCAGGCCGTCGAACATCGTCTTTTACGACGGGTGGATGAATCGCCTCTGCTCGTTCATCTACCGATGAAGCCCGTCCACTACATAGCCATAGGGTGCGTCCTTGCGTCGCTTCTGGCCTGCGCCTTTGCGCTTGGCCGCGTAACGGCCAAAATCAGCCCCGTAGAGACGATAATACGCGACACGGTTGTAGTTACCCGCATCGACACGATAACCCGCGAGAAGCCCGTCTATTATGCCCGTAAAGTAGTCGATACGCTGCGGCTGGTGGTGCGTGATACCGTCCGGCAGCAGGACACGCTCTACATGGCCGTAGGGCGTGAGCAGCGGGCCTATCGAGACACGTCCTACGAGGCGTGGGTCTCCGGCGTGCAGCCTGCCCTGGACAGCATCCGCATCTATGCCCCGGTTCGGTGTGTTACGGTCACGGAGCGGGTGCCCGTCAAGGTGCGGAGCCGCTGGGGGCTGGGCGTGTCGGCAGGCTACGGCGCGACGATGCAGGCAGACAAGACGGTCGCCCTCTCGCCGTTCATCGGCATTGGAATACAATACAACTTTCTATCATGGTAAAGCAGAGAATCTTGGTCGTCATCCCGTGGCTCCCCGAAGCGGGGCAGGGCAGGGAACTGGAATACGCCGTGGCCGGATGGCGGCGGCACTTCAAGGAGCAGTTTGACATCGTCGTCGTGGGCGACGGAGTGACGGGCCGCGTGCCCGAAGGGTGCATCCCCATCGAGTCGCCACGCGTCGCTGAGAAGGCGGGACACTACCGCCAGCACCTCGACTACGTTAGTTGCTTCCGCAAGGTGCGCGAAGCGTTCCCCAAGACGAAAGGGTACATCCGCGTGGCCGACGACTGCTACGCCGTCCGTGACTTCGACCTGCAAGACGTGCTGACGCGAAAGTGCATCGGCGAGATAGGCAAGTCTCCTATCGTTATTCCCGGCACATGGCAAGGCGACCAGCAGCGGACACGGCGGCGGTTGCTTGAAGATGGATACCCCGTGCATAACTATACCACCCACTTGCCGCAGTATTTTGAGTGGCGCAAGATGGAAGCCTTGTGGGAGCGGTACGGCATGGACACTACCAGCTACGTCGATGAACTGCTCTACTACAACATCTACGAAGGCGACCGCGTAGCGATCAACGTCCACACGGAGGAGCAGCCGTACAAGTGCGGGGTGTATAGGAGCAATCCGAGGATCGACTACATCGAGCGGTGCATCGGACAGCGGATATGGATAACCAACTCGCCGGAGGGCTGGGTTCCTCAGTTGGACAGCATCCTGAGGAAATACTACTTCGGCGAGGGGGACTGGGTGTTCACGAACCTGCACGAGTAGGCGTTACGCGGTAACACGCGACATTACGCGGCTGCCCTTTTCGGGGCGGCCTATTTTTTTGCTCAAAACACTAAAAAAATTTGTAAAAAATTTGTAAATACAAAAAATGTTTGTAACTTTGCAATGTAAAACAAAAACGAACCATCCACCACTTAGCACACCACCACAATGAAAGCAACCGCAACCCCCTCCGTCAGTTTCAAAGTAAACAAGTTCTATTATATGCGTAGCCTCTGCGACTACGAATGTATGTGGATTTACAAAGTAATCGCCCGCACCGCCAGCACGGTCACGATTCAGGACATCAACACGAAGGAAACGATGCGCCGCCGCATCTTCCTCGCCCCATTCTCCAACGAGGAAAGCGTCAAGCCGTTTGGCAGTTATTCGATGTCTCCTTCCCTTTCAGCAGACCGAACCACCTCTATTATCAGCAAGTAACAAACCCACGGGGGCGGGCAACCGCCCCTTATAAAACCACACCTATATTATGAAAGCAAAAAGCACTTTTCTTAGAAGTATTTATGCCCAGCGCGATGAATTGAACCAAACAATCTGCCCGCACATTGCCGCGATCATCCGCGCAACGATTGGGGATAATGTTTATTTTGTCCTAAACACCTGCTGCACGCAATGGGAAGGCGATGATGATAAGGAAGACGAGATGAGTGTCGTTGAGGGTGTATTCCTACGCTTTGACGATGCCGTTGATTATATCCGTCACTTCAAGAAAAACACAGACGATATTAACGCGATGGATGGCGTACCGCAGACTGGCGAGATATTAATTGATGGGCTTACGGTTCGATATTCATACAAAGAGAGAAGTAGGGTATATGACGATGAAACGCCAGCGTATGAGGTCGGCTTATTGACGGTCGAAGACGCTCCGTTCTGCCCGCGCTTCTGGGAAGAATAATTAACCACCTTAATTAATACACGCACGCGATATGGCGACGATTCAGCAATACTCGAAAGAAATGTACGACTTGATGGACTTCTTTGAAAGGAATGCCAACAAACTGACCTACGGCTTGAGATTTGACAAGGAGGACAAGCAGATGTGGACGAAAGCCGTATACTACCAAAGCGGGGAAGTGAACATCCTTTTCCGCAGCTATATGATAGGTTACATCTTCGGCAAATCAACCCAGCGGGACAACATCTTGACGCAGATCGAAACGATGCGCGGCCAAGACCAAGACCTCAACCTTGCCGCGCAATGCGGCTACAATATCGCTCTCGACAAGGTAGAGGAGGGCCTTGCCAAATGAAAATCCCGTTTGACCTTTCCGAGTGGGTAAAGGACAAAACCCGCAAAGTCGTTGACGAGAACGGAACGGAGGTCGAAATCGTCCCGATCCAGATTGCCCCGCAGTTCTACCCATTCTTGCCGAAGGACATCGACCCGACGACCTGCTGCACCTACCACCTGCACAGCCCTGGCAGCGATGCCTTTCCCGTCCTCGGTGCTGGCGTACATCATAACCTTTTTATCATTGAGCCTTGACGAATAACGAAAAATGATTACCTTTGCACTCGGATAGGTTTTTCCTTTCCGTTGTGTTGAATTGAGGCTCCGGCAGACGTGTCGGGGCCTCTGCTTTTTCGCGGTAGTCGTTCAACTGTTGTTCAAAAAGGGCCAAAGGAATTGTCTTGCTGACATCGGCAAAACAATACAACTCGCAGATATACAACAATTCACAAGGGCCACAACCTTGTCGGAAGTGGCCCCTGCTACTAACCTAAACTTATGGTCGCTCCGAATCGGCCCCGCAGGGCCGTATGGCCGCGAAATGCGCGTCCCGCTGGCGTTACGCCTCGCAATTATCGCCATATATTGCGAAATCTTTTCTATTTTTGTCGTTCAAAAGTTGTTCAAAAATTAACACAACGGAACGATGATTACCTTCAAGCCAGTCGTCCACGCGCACCGCAGGCGCAGGGACGGCACATATCCCGTCACGATCCGCGTGACCTTCGGCCGCAAGTGCCGCTACCTTCCGACTACGATAACGGCGAAGGCCGGAGACATGACGCGGTCGCTCAAGATCAAGAACCCCGACATCATAGCCCGGACGAACACGCTCTGCGACCGACTCCGTGCGGAAGCCGCCAGCCTCAACCCTTTCGAACTGGAGGGCAAGGACGTGGACTGGGTGGTGGCACGTCTCCGCGATGCGCTGCGCACGCAGGACTTCCGGCTTGACTTCTTTGAATGGGCTGACGAATATCTCAAGACAAAGAGCGAAGGGAACCGCACGAAGTACGAGACCGCGCTGCGCTCCTTTGAGCGGTACGTCGGCAAGCGGTCGCTGGATATAAACGACATCACGCACGCGATGCTGGTAGGCTTTGCCGAGGCGTGTGACACGGGGCCGAAGCTGGCATGGTCGTACAAGCGCGGCATCATAACGAGCAGCAGGCCCCGGACGGGGCCTATCTCTCCGCAGTACCTTTCGCGCCTCTCCCACATATTCGATGCGGCAAAGGACAAGTATAATGACGAGGACGGGGGCGCGGTAGTCATTCCCCGCAGTCCGTTCCGCAAGCTGAACATGACACCCCCGACACCCACGACCGGGCAGAAGCCGCTCCCCGTTGAGGTGGTGCAGGCCATGATCGACGACCGCAGCAGCAGCCCTGCCGTCCGGCGGTCGCTTGATGTTTTCATTATAGGATTCGCGCTGATGGGGGCCAATATCGCCGACCTTTGGGAAGCCGTGCCGCCCAGGGGCGAATGGTGGGCATATAATCGCCGCAAGACGCGAAACCGCCGTGCGGACAAGGCAAGTATCCGCTGCAAGATACCAACGGAAATAGGGCCGTTTCTGGCCCGTCTGGGGGCTGGCAGTTCTGCGGCATGGTGGCTTCCCGTTCTGAGGGCCTGCGGGCGTACTGCGGCTATCGCGGGGCAGAACGTAAACCGCAACCTGCGGACGTGGTGTTCGGCGCATAACGTCGAGCCGTTCACGTTCTACGCGGGCCGTCACACTTGGGCGACGCTGGCGCGGAGGGTAGGAGTCGAAAAGGCTACCGTTGACGAAGGGCTGGGCCATGTCGGGGACTTCCGTATCACGGACATCTACGCCGAGCGTGACTGGGAGAGGATCGCGGAGGCAAACCAGCGTGTTTTGTCTTTGTTCCGCTGGTCGTAAATTGCGACGTTAAATTGCTGAAAATCAAGGGGGTAATAAACCGCATTTTATCTATATATATTACGCAATTGATTCTCAGTAAAATACAAGATAAAAAAGAGGGCCGCAGTTGCGCGGCCCTTTCTTATTCTATGCGGATAAGCAGCCCGGAGATGCGGTACAAAGTAGGTGCGCCGCTTTCCGATCGCTGAGCGGTTATTTCAAGGTTGCTTATTCCATTGGCACTACGCGCCCGTGCTTCAACTACGGCCATTTCCAGAAGTTCGCTTCCGTCAATCCTTTCAAAAGTCCATACGCCGTAATTACTTGAATAGTTACCGCTTTGATTCTTTTCGTTTGTGTGCATAATTGCCGGGTGTACTTCAATAAGAAGATCGCCAAGTGCCTTGTGTGGCATAGCGCAAGGGTTCGGACTAATCCACATATCCGGGTATGCCGTATAATCCGCATACGATACCTCAGTTCTGCGTTCCCGCGTCAGGGAAGTGCCGCACGATGCCGCCACCAGCAGCACCGCGAGCAAAATTGTAAACCGTTTCATTTTTGTAACACTTTTGTTATACAATAGACATTATTAGCAGCACGCGATACCATGCGCGGATGTGCTGGCACTCCACGTCAAAGGGCTGGTATTCCGGCGAGGGGTTGAGGCTCCAGCAGGTAACGCAGTCCGGCCGCTCCGACTTCCGCACTTGCTTCAAGATTGCCCCGTTTACGGTGTCGAGCAGATAGACGCGGCCCCACTCGATGAAGGCCGTTTCGTTGATTCGCTGGCAGATGATCTTCGCCCCGCTGGGGTAGGCCGGGGCCATACTGTCGCCCGTGACTTGTATGGCGAATGATGCGCCGCGCACGGGGGAGACGACCATTTCGCAGTCGTTGTCGCTGACCGCGTCCGCGAACTCCGTGAGGCTACCCGCGTGTGCTTCGACGGGGATCAAAGGAACGCGGAAAGCAGGCGACGGCTCTTGCTCTGGCTTTCCTTCAAGGATAACCTTCTCTATCCTTGAAATCATTTTCTCCGTCAGATATTTTTCGTTTCCGTTAAACGCCGCCGAAAGGTTCGTGTAGTGTATGCCGGTCAACTCGGCAAATTCCTTTCTATTCATTACCAACCCGGAAGCAATCGCTTCCCGATAAAGTTGGTGTAATTGGTCTTTTTTATCCATAGACTAAAAAATTTTACAAAAATTTTGGTAGTACAAAAAAATTTAGTAATTTTGCGGTGTAATCGGATGCCCCACTAAGAAAGGCACCACAAAAATACAAAGAAAATGAGTAAATTCTCAGCAAGAGCGCAAGTTGAACAAATGGAAGTCGGGCAAGTTCTCGAATTTGCCACGACCGACCTTGCTATGTCTTCGCTCTCTTACTACGCAAGCCGCATCAGCAAGAAGCTCGGACGCAAGTATATGTGCCGGACGAATCGTGAACGCGGTATCTCAACAATCTGGAGGGTGGCATAATGGACGCGCGTAGAATGATCGAGGCATGGGTAGCGGTAGGCGCAGCGGAAGGGCTGCGGCTGGCTGGCGTGACCGCCGGGGAAATCTCCGAGCGGCAGGCCCGCAAGACCTACGGCAAGTGGTTCGCTGACGAAGTGGCCGCAGGCCGCATCCGTCCTATCCGCATAGGCACGGGCAAGACCAGCACGAAGCACTATCGCCTGACGGACATTCTCACGCGCAAAGCCGAATGTTACACTCCCGCAGAACTCCTTTACAAGTAATCAACACAACATTAACACAACGGAACAATGAAAAAGAAAATCAATCCCCTCGGCATCATGCTTGCCGCTGGCGCGGCCCTCTGCCTCGCCGGAATTATTTGCGGACACCCGCAGCACTTCTTTGGCTTCCTCACCCTCGGCGGGCTCTCCTACGCCCTGCTGACCGAGCAGCCGGACGACAATCGAAACCTTATTCACTAAATCAATTCAATTACCAATCTAAAATCTACCACAATGGAAAAGAAAGATTACGAAGCAATCGGTCGCATCTACTGCGACATCGTCGAACTCCAGAAAGTCGCAAGGGCGAATGACCTCTACATCGGCGGCGGCCTTGATAAAGAAGGCGACTTCTACGTGACGCTCTACGACAAGGATATTGACAAACTCTTTTACTCGACGCCAATTCTCAAAGTGACAGCGGAGAATTTCGACGCAATCCGAGCCGCTTTGAACACAGTCAAGGGATTTATCGCAGGGTGGGTAAAAGCCCGCGAAATTGCCGCATTAGCCGCGCTGCCGGAGGTCGAGTTCGATCCCGACGCGGAGGCAGCAAAGAAGGAAACCGTAGCGGTGGAGGCATAGGCTATGGCACAGGAAAGCACCTTCGCAATCCTCAACGCGATCAACTGCAACGAACACGTCGAAAGGAAAGGTAAGAGCAATCTTACCTACCTTTCCTGGGCGTGGGCTTGGCAGATTGCCAAGACGAAGTTCCCCGAAGCGACCTATCGGATTTATGAGAACGCCGACGGTTGGTGTTACTTTACCGACGGCCGGACATGCTGGGTAAAGACGGGCGTGACGATTGGCGGCATCGAGCATATCGAGTACCTGCCCGTCATGGACTACAATAACGCATCAATCCCCGTCCAGAAGGTCACAAGTTTCGACGTAAACAAAGCGATCCAGCGCAGCCTCACGAAGGCGATTGCGCGGCACGGCCTCGGTCTCTACATCTACGCAGGGGAAGACTTGCCGGACGCAGCGGACGACGACACCCGTGCAAAGGTCAACGCCGAAATCGAGAAGGAAGCGGCAAAGAAGCCCGTCGATCCGAACCTGCTGCCGGGCGGCGTGCGCTTTCTCCATGCGGTCGAGATGTACGCGCAGGGCATGCCCGTAGGTCGCAAGACGGCCCGCGAGGTCTGGGCCAACAATATCAAGGCTACGCCGGAACAGCTTGCCTACTTCGACGAAGCCGTGCGCAACTACAAAATCAATAACAATCTTTTATAAATCAACACAATGGAACTGACACTTTATCAAATCACTGAGGAGCAGCGCAACATCGAGTCGCTGCTGGAATCCACCGGGGGCGAGATCACTCCCGAAATCGAGGAACTGCTGGCCGTCAACGAGGGCAACTTTATTCAAAAGAGCCGCGACTACGGCTTTGCTATCCTTCGTTACAAGGCTATGATAAACGCCGTAAAAGCCGAAAAGGACAGGCTTGACGGTATCAAGAAATACTGTGAGAACGCCGTGGCCCGTATGGAGGAACGGCTCGTCGGAGCGATGCAGACATTCGGGAAGCCGAAGGTGGAACTCGACACGATAAAGCTGAGCCTGCGCAGGTCGGAGCGCGTTGTCATTGATGACGAGGCGAAAGTCCCAGCGGACTGCATCAAGGTAACGACGACCGTAAACAAGACCGACCTCAAGGCCCACATCAAGGCGGGCGAGGATTGCGGCGCACACCTTGAAGAAAACCAATCTTTACAAATCAAGTAAAATGGATATTATTCATCACTTCTACGTAGCGCACGCCACGAAGTACGGCGTAGAGGAAGCGATACTGCTACACGATATTATCTACTGGATTCGGAAGAACGCCGCAAATGGTAAGCACTTCCACGACGGCAGATACTGGACGTATAACTCGGCAGCCGCTTTCGCTGAGTTGCACCCGTATTGGCGAGATAAAAACGGACGCACCGACAAGGTGCAGCGTATTATCAATTCGCTCGTCAAGCAAGGGGCAATTATCAAAGGCAATTACAACCAAATTGCTTACGACCGCACTTTGTGGTATGCGCTGAGTGATGAACTCGCGGATTGCATTTTTCAAAATCAAGAAATCGAAAACGCAAATCTGCGTAATGGAAAATGCGAAAACGCGGAACCAATACAAGATAATAAAACAAATATATCTACAAATAATAAACATAATATAAGCGCACCCGCGTTTGACTTCAAAAAAGCCTTGATAGATTTGGGGATTAGTGAGCAGACGGCAGCCGACTGGATAGCGGTACGGAAGAACGCCAAAGCCACGAACACGCAGACCGCCTTCAACGCCCTAAAAACCCAAATCGAAAAGATTGTCCGGCGGTACGACGTGACCGCCGAGCAGGTGGCGGCATTTGCCGTCGGCAAGGACTGGAAAGGGATCAGCGCAGAGTGGGACGCGGTAAAAACTATCAAAAATGCAATCGCTGGCGCAAATAATAGGGCAGATGAAGAACTCCCGTTCTAACAGCCCGTGGCCTATCCTTACGGAATCGCCGGAAATCGTGCGCGAAACCCTCGCGGCTTTCGTAATTCGGAGGGTGACGGATCGCGGCAGGGTGCCGGACATCGAAGCGGCAAAGACGGGCATCGAGAAAGCGGCACGCTGGCTGACGACACCCGGCAAGCCGTGGCTATTCCTCAGCGGCAACGTAGGGACGGGAAAATCGACGCTTATGTGGGCTATCATGCAGACGCTGCGCTACCACGATGTTTCGTGCAGTATGTTCCGCGCCTCGGACTTCCCGGTTCTGTTTTTCGAAAACATCGAGCAGACCGAGCGGCAAATCATGCAGGGGCATTGGTGCCATGTGCTGCTGCTCGACGACATAGGCGTGGATTCCGTCGAATACAAGGAGTACGGCAACATTATCCGTCCCTTCGTCAAGATTATCGAAGAACGGTACAACCGCCAGTTGCCGCTGGTCGTATCCACGAATCTCTCGGGCGAAGAAATCCGCACGACCTATGGGGAGCGCACTATCGACCGCATCAAGGAGCTGGCGGTCGGTATCAAGTACAAAGGAGAATCATTTAGAAAATAAAAAGCTATGACAAAAATCAAAATCGAAATCAAGAACCGATGGACGGGCTCCGTGCTCTTTGAGTACGAGAAGGAAGACAACACGATCAAGGATACCCTGCTTGCGGCCATAAAGAGCGGCGCAGACCTCCGCGGCGCAGACCTCCGCGGCGCATACCTCCGCTGCGCATACCTCAGCGGCGCATACCTCAGCGGCGCATACCTCAGCGGCGCATACCTCCGCGGCGCAGACCTCCGCGGCGCAGACCTCCGCGGCGCATACCTCCGCGGCGCATACCTCCGCGGCGCATACCTCAGCGGCGCATACCTCAGCGGCGCAGACCTCAGCGGCGCATACCTCAGCGGCGCAGACCTCCGCTGCGCAGACCTCCGCGGCGCATACCTCAGCGGCGCAGACCTCCGCGGCGCATACCTCAGCGGCGCAGACCTCCGCGGCGCAAACGACATTCCTTATCTACCTTTCGCGTGTCCTTCGGACGGCGCATTTGTCGGGTGGAAAAAGGTAAACGGCAAGCTGGTCAAGCTGCTGATCCCGGAAGATGCGCGGCGTTGCTCGGCTACCTCGCAGAAATGCCGCTGCGACAAGGCGCAGGTGCTGGCCATCACGGACTGTGACGGCAGCAACCCGATCGACGAAATCCTCAACGCCTCGCAGAAAATAGACCTGCTCTACAAGGTCGGCGAGACGGTGTACCCCGACAGTTTCGACGAGAACCGCTGGAACGAGTGCAGCAACGGCATCCACTTCTTCATTAACAAACAAGACGCTATCAACTATTAATCAACACAACAAGCTATGAACAAAGTCATTTTGATTGGGCGGGTCGGCAAAGACCCCGAAGCAGGAACGACGACAGGCGGCACGCAGGTCGCCAAGTTTACGCTCGCCACGAGCGAAAAGTACAAAGACAAGGAACTGACGGAATGGCACACCATCCGATGCTGGCGCAGCACCGCCGACTTCGTCGGAAAGTATTGCCCGAAGGGTTCGCTGGTAGCCGTCGAAGGGAAACTCCGCACGGAAACGTGGGAGGGGCGTGACGGCAGCAAGCGCAACCAGGTAATCATCGAAGCCGACGAGGTCAAGCTGCTGGCGCGGAAGAACGAGGGGAAGCCGATGCAGACCGAGCAGCCGCAGCAGGGCGGCGAATACAACTATAATGAGCCGGAGCCGGACGAGGGTGACCTCCCTTTTAACCGCCGACCTCGGTATAGTCGATAAACTGCCAATGTTATGAAAGCAAAAGAACTACGCGACATCGCAGCACGGCTGAATCGCTGGGCCGACGAACTGGACGGGATCAAGACCGACGGGGGCGGCATCAAAGTGACGCTGCCGCAGCCCGACCTCTTTTCGCAGATGGGCCTCACGACCAACGACACGATGGATCAAGTCGATGATCTTGTCGCCAGCGTACACCCGGACGCGAAGCCGGAAACGGCGAAGCGCATCTACAAGCGTGTCGGATGCAGGATGCGGGACGAGGCGATCGTCGCGGCCAACAAGGTAGGACGGGCGCAGGGCTACTGCCAGAGGAGCGACATCGAGCGCAGCCTGCGACGGACGAACCCAGAGCGCAGCCGCGAGGAAATCCGCGAGGCGGTGAACGAAGCAGTCGCCGAACTCGGCCTGACCTGCATCGTATACAACTCGTACCGCTTCTACCGCAAGGCAGACCGTAGGCGGATCATTGAAACGGCTATTAAATGTTTTTAACTATCTGAAAAGATTATGAGCATCAAATCATACAAGGGCTTCGACAAGGACTTGAAGTGCCGGGGCTTCCAATACGAGGTCGGAAAGACCTACGAGATGCCGAAAGGCGAAGAAATTAAAGTGTGCGCAAGCGGTTTCCATGCTTGTGAGAACCCGTTTGACGTGCTGGATCACTACCCGATGTTTGACCGAAGTGGTAATGAAAGCCGCTACTGCGAGGTTGAGCAAGATGGAAAAATTGATAAAGAATCTGACGGGACGAAAGTCTGCTCATCCAAGATTATCGTAAAGGCGGAGATTGGCTTGAAGGGGTTGATTAATGCCGCCGTTGAATGGATCAAAGAAGTAACGAGAGTGGGCAAGGTTGACGCGGAAGGATCGTTGAATGATAATGGCGGCAACTCCGCGCAGATAGGCAGCAGCGGCGACTACGCGCAGATAGGCAGCAGCGGCGACTACGCGAAGATAGGCAGCAGCGGCGACTACGCGAAGATAGGCAGCAGCGGCTACTCCGCGAAGATAGGCAGCAGCGGCTACTCCGCGAAGATAGGCAGCAGCGGCTACTACGCGAAGATAGGCAGCAGCGGCTACTCCGCGAAGATAGGCAGCAGCGGCTACTACGCGAAGATAGGCAGCAGCGGCGACTACGCGCAGATAGGCAGCAGCGGCGACTCCGCGCAGATAGGCAGCAGCGGCGACTCCGCGAAGATAGTTTCGTCTGGGGAAGATTCCGTCATTTGCTGCGCCGGACACGGCTCGAAGGTCAAAGCCAAGCTCGGTTCGTGGATCACGCTTGCGGAGTGGCGATACGATGATGATAAAAAACGTGCCGTCCCGGTTACCGTCAAGACCATACAGATCGACGGCGAGACTTATTTGCCGGACACCTGGTATATACTGAAGGACGGGAAAATCGTGGAAGTTTAATGAAAACCGAAGGAAAGGCCCGGCTCTCTTGCGTAGTTGAACCGACAAGCCAACGAAGCGTGATGTGATGTGTATATACGGGGCCGGGCCGATTTCCTTTCACAAAAAAAATCAACACACCAACAATGAAACGAATTACCACACTCGCCGCGCTGCTGCTGATGCTTGCCGCCTGCGCGGAAAAAGAAGAACTCGTCACGGTACGCTTCGACCTCAATGGCGTACAAACGGGAGCAATCACGAAAGCCTCGACCAGCGCAGTAGGCGACGCGATCGCCGCAACCGCTACGACCGAGCCACCGACGCTGACGCTGCAATCGACGACCGTGGCGGCACGCACATACACCGTCCTCGCAGGGCAGGAGGCGCAGGTCGCCATCGACCGCTACACCGTGACCGCGAACCATAGGCCCTCGTCCCTGGGGAACTGCCTCATCGGGGAGGTATACGCGACTCCCGCATACACGATCAACGAGGCCGTGACCGTTGACGGGAGCCGCGACAGCTTCACGCTGACGGCCATCTATTCGTGCTTCGCCCTCGTCATAGACCACGACGTGACGGCGCAGTATGCCGTCCTTCGTGACGACGTATTCAACGCCTTCTCGCAGTATGACCGGGAGGCTGGCGTTGAGGTGCGCTATGTCGTGCCGAACAACAGCGTATTTATGACGGGCAACACGACGCTGCGGGCCACGCCCGTGGATAATGCGGGCCACGAGGCTACGGAGTGGCGCGTCCGCTGGGCCGGTGTCGCAACTGTGGACTGCGAACTGCAGAACGGCTACTGGTATTGTTTTACGCCCAACGCGGTATCGCTGGAGAGCGGCACGTTCAGCGTCCGGCTCCCTAATTTCCGCGAAGGATGGAACGACTGACGACGATGGAAACGAAATTACCTACGACCGACAAGACCTGCGGCAAGTGCGCATCGCTTCGCGGTGCTGACGGCTATTGCAAGAGCAAGGGAATCTACGTCCACGCTTGGGACGAGCGGCAGTGCTTCCACGAACCAGAACCCGAACTGCCGCCGATAGAGCACAAAAAAATGAAGACCTGCGGCCGCTGTGGACGGACGCTCCCGATTGACCAGTTCCCGCCGCATAACACAAGCCGCGACGGACATGACGGTGTGTGCATCGACTGCAAGCGCGAGCAGATGGCCGCCGCGCAGACCGCACGCAAGACTAACCTCGAAAAGAAGCTGGGCTACGATGTCCGGGGCGAGAAGCTGCCGGAGGGTATGCGCCGCTGTACGAAGTGCGGTCGCATCCTTCCCGTGTCGGAGTTCGGCGTTTGCAAAAAGAACAAGGACGGCATCCAGTACGAGTGCAAGGATTGCCGCAACGATTACGGACGGAAGCTATACCATAGCCGCTTCGGGGGCAGCGAGGTGCCGATGCGCCAGCGGACGCTCCCGGCAGACGATCCGCAGCCAGCGCAGCCCGTCGGCGGCCTCACGGCCATGACTGACGCGCAGATGGTCGAGGCCCTGCGGTCGCACGGCTGGACGGTCGTATGCACGCGCAAAGTGGAGGAAACGCTATGATGTGCTCTTTGATTGAGCGACACCTGCGGCAATACGAGTGGTACGGAAACCGATTTTCGATAGGCGGCAATTTCGATCATAGTAAATAGTTGAGGATTGTCAGGGGCCGAAAAGCCGCCCGGCCCCGCTTTCCTCGCACCCTACGTAAACGATGAAAGACTTACTGCTGAAACTCTTTTTTGCGATGCTGGCCGTAGCCGCCGTCCTTGTCGGCTTCGTGCTGGTGGTCGCCCTGGCAAGGTACGCCAGCGAGACGATAGGCGAATGGGCTGGAACCGCGCTCGTCGTGGCCGTCGTGGCCGTCGTGCTGCTGATGCTTGTGTTGTCGATTCAGATATGGAGGGACGCGCGATGATCTGGATAGGCTTAGATCCTGGCTCCAATACGGGAGTCGCCGTTTGGGACGGCGCGGTGCGCCGCTTTACGGAAGTGACCAGCTTGCCGATCCATGCCGCGCTGGAGAAGGTCAAGAACCTTGCAGGATTCTATTCGTTCCGCAACCTCGGCGTGACGGTCGTCTTTGAGGATGCACGGCTGCGCAAGTGGTACGGGCGGGTCACCGCCGAGAAAGACCGCGCACGGCTGCAGGGGGCGGGGAGCGTGAAGCGCGACTCCGCGATATGGGAGGATGCCTTGAAGGATTGGGGCATCGACTATCGCAAAGTAGCGCCGAAGAACAACCTGACGAAGCTGAGCGACGAGGCATTCCGTCGTCTTACGGGCTGGACGGGGAGAACCAACGAACACGGGCGCGATGCCGCGATGCTGGTCTTTGGCAGGTAAAAATATAACATCTATGACAAAAGGAGAATTCCAACAAGGATTGATGAATCGTATGGCGTGCATACAAATAGGTGCGCTGCTGGATGACCTTGCCGCATCTCTCGATGTAATCTATTCAGATGCCGATGATAAGAGCAAGATATTATCTCCAATCACTGATTCCGTGCAAGCCGTAAAGCACATAGCAGATGTCTTATCGGATAAAGTTGCAGGATGTGCGCATCTTGACGATGCGTGGGAAGCTGCTGACAAGCTGCTTGAGAAGATACTTACTGAAAACACCGAAGGGTAGCTAGGGAATTACAACGGAAAATAGACTTTGCAATCAATCTCCTGCGCTCGATCCCGCAGGACGGCACAATCGAACTTTGCTACTCCGGCGGCAAGGATAGCGATGTCATCTTGGAATTGTCGAAGATGGCGGGAATAACCGTGGATGCCATCTACAAGAACACGACCATCGACCCGCCGGGTACACTCCAGCATTGCAGGGATAAGGGCGTGCGAATCGTACAACCGAAAAAAAACTTCTACCAGCTCGTCGAACACGAGGGCCTTCCTAACCGCTGGCACCGCCTCTGCTGCAAGGCGCTGAAGGAATACAAGATTCACGACCGCGCCATTATAGGAATCCGCAGGAGCGAAAGCACCGCCAGGGCGAAGCGCTACAAGGAGCCGGAGGAGTGCCGCGTCTACAAGAGCGGTGGCAAGGTGCGCCAATACTTTCCCATCCTTGAGTGGACGGACGCAGATGTGGCCGAGTTCATCACGCTGCGCGGGATCAAATGCCATCCGCTTTACTACGACCAGGACGGCGCGTTCCACGTTGAACGGCGGCTCGGCTGCATCGGATGCCCCATGTCTCCCAAGAAGGCGCAGGAGAGTTACAAACAATACCCCTACGTCCTGAAGGCAACGCTCCGCGCAATGAATCGCCGATTGGAATCAAAACCCTGCGAGGCGTGGCACAAGTATTTTGGCGGTGACATCTATGCCGTGATGTATTTCCAACTCTTTACCAATTCGATGGCCGAGTTCTACAATACAACCACCAGCGAACTCTTCCCCGAGATGAACATCGACTACAAAAAATACTTGGAGGATTACTTCAAGATTGACTTGACCGTATAAAACTGACTAATAAAAGACAATCAACGTCCGAACAAAAAGAACTTGCTTAAATTACCGACGATGGCAGACATTGACACGATAATGGCGACCATAGACGCGCTCCCGTACCGCGACCAGAGGGAGGTCGTAGCGCGGTTGCAGAGGCGGCACCTTACGCTGCTGACGACACGCTTCGCCCCGCTGACCGTGACACGCGAAAAGAAGGCCAGCGACCGCTGGAGCGAACTGCGCGAGGTGCTGCGCGAAGTGACCGACGAGGACATTGCGGAGCGGAGCCGGCGAAGGACGACGCTCAACGCCCGGTGGTGCGCCGTCACGCAGATGCGGCTCGACGGCTACACGGGCATGGAGATAGAGCGGGCCACGGGCTGGGATCACTCGACGCTGGCGAACATCGACGCACGGGTAGGCGATGCGCTGGACTATCCGCGCCAGTACCCCGACTTCGTGGCTGTCTGGAACCGTATGCAGAGGAGGCTGGTGGTATGACGTGGATAACCGACGAGGAGTACGAGGCGTACCACCGCAAGATGGCGGCGGCGCGTCGCAACTACATCTGGCGGCTATGCCGGACGAAGGGCCTCAACGCTCACGCGATAGGCAAGGGCACGGGAATCAGCGCAAGCGTCGTGCGGCGTTTCCTGCGTGGCTACGGCGACCCCGGCACGCGCACCTACGACAAGGTGCGGCTATTTTGTGAACGATACGAAAGACCGAAGAGATAAAAGTACGGGTAAAAAGTTCTTTGACTATTCCACCGAAAGCCGTGCCCGCCGGGCGAGTAGGACTTAGATTAACGACAAAGCGTGCAGCGTAAGGACTGCACGGGGGCGCGAATCCCCCCATAGGCGATTGTGTTATTCGGAGCGAAGGGGAACCACAAGGCCGCGAGGTCATCAGGGAGCCGTGACGGAATGGCGAATGCTAATAAAACAGTATGTCTCTGCCCCGCTCCGGCGGGGCTTGGAGGCAGACAACAACGAAACGAAACGATATGAACATAGACAAGGAAGCATTAAAGGCGGCGGCGGATGAGGTGCTTAAGCCATTAGGTATTGCAATTGCCATAATGGGCGCTCTCGCGCTCGAAGTATGGCTTTGTCGCAATATGCTATGGCTCGTATTCGTGTTACTTATTCTCGAATTTGCCGTTGCAGTATTCATAATGGCATATAAGGGCAACAAGGAAGTAAATGACCTTATGCGGAAAGACAACCTACGCAAACCAACACACCAAACGATATGAAGAAAGAACGAAAACTGCTACGGGTTGCCGACCTGCAACTCAACGAGGGGCAGCTTGGGTGGCTGCCGAAGAATCCAAGACAATGGACGAGGGACGATGTGGCAAGGACGGCCAAAAGCATCGCAGAGGATGAGGACTTCTTGGAAGAACGCCCCATCCTCGTAGTGCCTAACGGCGACAAGTTCGTGGTGTTCGCGGGAAACTTGCGGAGCGAGGGCGCGAAGAAGCGCAAGATGAAGGAAGCCCCGTGCGTAGTGTACCTGCCCGAAACGGAAGCGGAACGGCAAGCCGTAATCCGCAGGGCGGCGAAAGACAACGGCTCGTTCGGCTCTTTCGATTGGGATATTCTCGCAAACGAGTGGGACGGGCCGCTGCAAGATTGGGGCATCAATGTTTGGAACGATGAAAGCAACCCGACCGACCTTCAACTATCAACGAAGGGACGGGAAGGGGATGAGGATTACAACGAGTTCGTGGAAAAGTTCCAACAGAAACTCACGACCGATGACTGCTACACGCCGCCCGCCGTTTATGAGGCAGTCCTTTCCTTTGTCGGAAAACTGACCGACTTGCAGGGCAAGAAAGTGGAGCGGCCCTTCGTCCCTGGCGGCGACTATGAGAACTACGCATACACGAAGCGCAGCATCGTAGTGGATAACCCTCCCTTCTCCCTGCTCTCAAAGATTATCCGCTTCTATTGTGGGAGAAATATCCCGTTCTTCATCTTCGCCCCTGCGCTGACTTTGTTCTCCGCTACCGACTGCGATGTTACTTACATAATCTCCGATTCGAATATTGAGTACGAGAACGGCGCGAAGGTACGGACGGGCTTCATCACGAATCTTGTGCCAGATATCCGTATTTGGTGCTGCCCCGAATTGCGCGACGCTATTATCGAGGCGCAGCCCGATGAGGATAAAACCAAGCAGGGCTTCGTATATCCCGACAATATTGTGACATCCGCGATCCTCGGCAAGATAGCAAAACGAAGCATCGAACTGAGGATACGGAAGGCGGCCTGCGAGGCGATCAAACAAAGCGACTCGGCATATGAGCAAGGCCGCGCCCTTTATGGGTGCGGCTTCATTATGAGCGACCGAGCAGCCGCAGAGCGAGCAGCCGCAGAGCGAGCAGCCGCAGAGCGAGCAGCCGCAACAAGACTCAACCTTTCCGCACGCGAAAGGGCGATAATCGAAAGGTTGAACGAGCAAGACAAATAACGGCCAAAAGGGGCGATTTAACACTCCGCACAAACGAGTGGAAGGCAAGCACAACAAATCCATCCAAATCGCCCCAAATGGCCCAAAATAGACCGATATGGCAAACAAAGAAAACCTTATCCCGCTGAACAAGCGCAGCAAAGAGGCAGCAAAGGTAATCCAAACGGCTGGCGGTAAGGCTCGCGGCAAGCAGCAGCAGGAGGCCAAGACCTTCCGCGAGGCGGCTCTTGTTATGCTGAAAGTGCCGCAGGACTTCAAGTTGCCAAACGGCGAAACCTTACGGGCCACGGCACGGGACGGCGTTGTGCTTGGTATGCTGCAAGCGGCGCAGCGAGGGAATCCGAAAGCGGCGAAATGGCTGGCCGACATCCTCGGCGAATCGTCCATCAATATCAACCTAATGACCGACCCCGACGATAGGCCCGAAATCAATATCGAATGAAGCCGCGAATCAACATAAAGGCAAGCAGCCCGTACCGTCCCCTCTTTGAGCGGGGCGGCACACGCTACAAGGTAATCCTCGGCGGGCGAGGCAGCGCAAAGTCGTTCACGGTAAGCACGGCCCTCATAGACCGCACCTACGACGACGACGGGACGATACTCTTTACCCGCTATACGCTTGTCAATGCCGAGGTGTCAATCCTTCCCGAATTTGTGGACAAGATTGAACGGCTGGGCCTGCAAGCGGACTTTACCAAGTCGGGCAACGACCTCGTGAACACCAAGACGGGCGGGCGCATCCTCTTTCGCGGCATCAAGACCAGCAGCGGCATAAACACCGCCGCGCTTAAGTCAATCCCAAAGCTGAAAATGTGGGTGAACGACGAGAGCGAGGAATTGGTAGACGAGCAGGTGTTCGACACTATCGACCTCTCGATCCGCTACAACAACGTGCCCGGCGAGGTGTGGCTCGTAGCGAATCCCCCCGACATCGAACACTTCATCTACCGCCGCTTCTTCAAGGAGCGCGGCCTCGAAGACGTGTGGAACGGGGTGAAGGACGACGTGACCTACATACACACGACCTACTTGACAAATCCGCACTTGCCGCCGGAGTACGTGGCCCTTGCCGAGAAGTGCAAGGCCGTCGACCCGGAGAAATACGACAACGTATGGCTCGGCCACTTTGCCATGCACAAAGAGGGGTTGATCTACAAGGGCTGGAAGGAGACGAAGGAAGGGGAGTGGCCTACGGCCCTGCCCTGCTGGTACGGATGCGACTGGGGATTTGCGAACGATCCCGCCGCCGTAGTGCGCTGCACCTTCGACCCCGACACGCATACGGTCTACGTAAAGGAACTGCTCTACCAAACGGGCCTGCTGACGGCAGACATCGCCCGCGTCATACGCGAGGACATACTGAACCGACCGCACACCCACTTCGTAGGCAAGCGGGGGCTGTACTGGTACAAGGGGCGGCTGGTGACGTTGGACGGCGCGGACATAGACCGCACGGCCCTCGACAAGTCGCTCGTTGAGGCGGGATTCGTCGGCTGGGAGGTGGACGACATACGCGAGTGGGTGGCAAGCATCGAACGCCTCGACGGAGAAATCTACTGCGATCCCGCACGGCCCGAACAAATCCGCGAGATGAAAATCAACCACGGCCTCTGGACGATGGCAGCCGTCAACACCGACAAGGTCGGACGCATCGAATACCTCAAGTATTTCGACGTGCGGTTCATCGGCGACAACATCGACCACGAAGTCCGCAACTACCGCTGGCAGACATCCAAGACCGACAAGACACAGTATATCAACAAGCCGCAGGACGGGGGCGACCATCTTATGGACGCCATATCCTACGGGGTGGTGACGCACCTCCGGCGGCTCGGCATAGCAAACAAACTCGGAGAACTATGAGCAATATCTTCACGCGGGGCAGGGACATCAAGGCGATGGCGGCCCGCATCAAGGAACTGGAAAGCAAGGGCTACTACCAGCCCAACGACAACGAGGCCAACGAATACCTCCAGCGGCTGCTGCGATATATGGCCGGTACAATTGAGTTCAAGACCTACGAGCGCAACGATCTATACATGGCCTACCGCACATGCTCGGCGGCCTACGGCATCATCGACCGCATCGCAAGGGCCGTCGGCGAATGCTCGGCCTACATCGAACTGCTCGACGAGAACGACAATGTCATTCCGAAGCACTGGATTCTCGACCTGCTGAACCACCCCAACGACCGCTTCTCGCGCCGCCGCTTCTTCTACGCATGGAGCACCAACCTCGACGTGTTCGGCGACGCTTTCACTTACATGGCGAAGGAAGGACCGGGCAAGAATTTCGGCACGCCGCTGGGCCTCTATATCCCCGCAGGCAACAAGGTCGGCATCGAGCACGGCAAGGCGACATTCCCGATACCGGGCATCGACATCACTGGCGATGTGAACAAGACACCTATCCCCCCGACTGACTATTTCCAGTCGTTCAACTACAACCTCGACGGCGACTCGTATTTCGGCTTCTCGCCCCTGGCGGCTGCCGCCTACGACGTGTCGCTGCTCAAGAAGGGCAAGGAACGGCTCAACACGGCAATCGGCAACGGCGGTGTGAACGCGGTCATCACACCCGCGAAGGATAAGGACGGCTTTGTCGTGCCGCAGGCCGCTGCGGAGGTGGAGAAGGAAATCAACAAGGCCGAGAACATCAACAAGACCAAGTTCTTCCGGCAGCCCATCGAGGTACACGAGATCGGCAGCAAGCCCGTTGACCTCGCCATCCTCGACAGCAGCAAGGAGAGCGTCACGGCCCTCTGCTTCGTCTATGGAATCCCGATGGATCTGTACTACGGGCAGTCGAAGTACGAGAACGCGAAGGAGGCGAAGAAGGCCCTCTACGAGAGTGCGGCCCTGCCGCGCCTCAACATCTTCTGCGAGGACTTCATGGACTACTTGCGTCGCGTGAGCGTCGGCAAGAAAACCAAGAAGCCCCTGCTGGACGAGAAGGAGATGAACTACCGCCTCGCGGTCAACACCGACATGATCGACGTGTTGCAGGACGACCCCACGGATGTGCTGCGTAACCTCACGCTCATGCACGCCAGCCTCAACGAGATGCGCGAGGCTTACGGCTACGACCGTCTGGAGGGAGCGGAGAACCCCGGCGGCATCTACGACAAACCGATGCTCCCGCTGGGTACGATGTTCGGCGACGAGTACGGCGGTGACATCAATGAAAACGCGGAGTAACGAAACGCCGTGCGACGACTGCGCGATATTTGACCGACTGATGTACCCCGCGCTGATGTGCAAGGGGTGCATCGAGAGCGGCCGATACGCGGAGCGGCAGAAGCAGCTACAACGATGGAAACTCGCAAACGAATAACGCCAGTACAACGGGCGCGGCAGCGCGTGATACGTGTCAACGCCCTGGAGATGGCCGCCAGCTACGAGCGAAAGATACGGGCGAAGCGCACAAAGGGCATCCGGGCGAGCCTCGACGACCTCGTAGAGCGGAACGTACCGCCGGGCCTCTGGGCCAACGAGGTGGACTACTCCGAGTCGTGGATGCTGCCCATACTGACGGATATGTACCTCACTATCGGGCACACGGGGGCCGTTGCTGTGGCGAACCGCCTGCTGGCGAAGAAGGCCGACACGACGGACGTGTTCACTCGCGCCCTGCTCCAGTGGGCGCAGACGAACCTCGGCAGCCGCATCACGCTCATGGGCGACACCATGGCGAAGTGGTTGCGCGAGACCATCGCGGC